CGACACGCTCCAGCCGTTGTCTATCACCGAAGCCGCCGCGATCATCTCGCCCATCAAGCCAACAGAGGTGGCTGTCACCGGGCAAACGCCATCCAAAATATCCACCCAAGCGCCGCTGCTGTCAGGGTGCCTAGTATGACTGCCGCTATTATATCTATAATTTTTTGTCTCATTTCCTGTTGCTTGTAAATCATCTCTTGGCGTTCACGCCGGATGCGTCCTTCTAATTGGATCAAATCGCTCCAAGCTTGCGGCCCGTAGGTCATGTTGAGAAATGTCTTTAACTCCTGTCGTTGGGCCTCTAATCGCTTTTTAGCGGCAAAGGCATTTAGGGCGGTAGCCTCAACGCTGTCGCCTGACATTATCTTTTTGAATAGGGGTGGGTTCTGGGATTGCTTGACGGCTTGATCAATGTCACTGGCGGCCTTGAGCCACCGCGACACATCTGTGATACAGCTTTCCAGATCCCGGCCTGCGGCAATCATTTGCTTTACGGTATTAAAGGCGCTTGTCCCCGCCGCCAGCGCCGCTGTTATTGTGATGGGATCCATTGTGTCAACTGCCCCTCTCTCAGCGGCTGGCATCGCCAAGCCCTTGCGACTAAGCCATTGTCAATCTCACCAATGTCCCTTGACATAACCATACATCTGCGGCGGCAAGCTTCACGATCAGGGTACGGCCCCCTGACATCCCAAAACTCGACACACTGTGACGGGTCAGAAATCATGCAGGCTAATACGATTGCCTTAAACATCTTTCCGCAAACCCTTGCGGATGCGGATGATTAGTAAAATGATACCACCAATACCAGCGACAAGTGTCACCCACTCATTGAGCGCGTGAAGCCACACCGGGCTGGTGATGGCACCAGCGGCAATAGCAATGTCGGTGTGGGCATCGTTGTCCATTGATTGCCCTTATGCGTATGGGCTGTCGCCACAGCAAGAAGGCCAAGCCGCCTTTAACTCTGCGATAGTTGTGGCAGAACCAATAGCTGATGCGCTAGTAGCATCACGCAAGGCTGTCTTTTTGTTTGCAGAGGCTGTCTTTGCCGCGCTGTCGTCAGCTTCCAAAGCCTTCATGTAGGCAACGTCTTCAGCTTCAAGTAGTGGCTTGCGAACCTCACGAATTTTGTCTTTAAATATTTCCTTTGCACTTGTCATATCCTCAGAAATCACTGAGCCTGACAATGACCAAGCATCACGAAAGTCACGATTTGCAGGAACGGTAGCAGTTGAGGCATCAATCTGATTACCGTCCTTATCCACGATATAAGTTGTAACAGCCATTATAATCTCCTATGCGGCTAATTCTAAGTCATCAGATATGCGCCAAGCGTTGCGCCATTCCCGTGTTTGTGGTAACTGCTCTTTCTTGCAAATCACCATTTTCGGGCGGTTGCCCTCATCCCACGTTCTCCAGATGGATTGTGGTATGTCCTTTTGAATTAAGTATTCAATTGCTTCTTCTTCTGTCATCGCTGGCATTGGTTCAGTCTGGTGCAACAGATAGCCCCGTGTATGCTTCTTAAAGTCGGGCTGGGCTTCATCCTTAGCCAGTTCGTGATACACCCACACAGGCGGTAAAATGCCACCCTGTAAAGCACACGCCATCCAGTTAGGGTCAGGCACAAGTATCTTGGCGCACTCATCAATGCTGTCCTCATAGACAACACGGTAGTCTGACTGATGCGGCTCAAGGTTTTCTTTTGCCCAGCACAGTCTATCCCAGAGATGTGTGCCTTGAAATTCAGGTGTTTGCATTATGCGAGGTCTCCAAAGTGGATTAAGTTAAAGTCATTAATATCCGCATTTCTAGTTGCGTTAGCATAGCTTGCTTGTGCGCGAAGTAATCCAGATTGCTTCCAAGTTCCAATAGCAAGACTTTGATGACCGCTTATCCACGTATTTTGCCCTCCAGCATCAAATCCGCTAAAGCCACAGGTTGAGTAATTATCGTCTGCAAAAGAACTGCTAAAATTATTAGTTATATCAGATACGCCATTATCTGTTACAGAACTCACGTTAAGTGAGCCATCTACACCATTGTCGCCTTGGTCAAACTGAACCCAAACCTTGGCACTACCATTAACAACATAGTCAGTAGTAACCGACCCTGCGGTGCTGTGTTCCAGCGTATCTGCTACAATTTTACCTGCCATTACGCTAAGTCTCCACTAACTAAATATGTCGTATCGTCTTTATCAATGAAACCCATCGCACTGCTTCTAATGCCAAACCGAAAACTCGATGTCGCATATCCAGATGCTATTGGACTGCATACTGATGTGTCAGTTGCGTTCATATTTCCATAATAGTTGACGTTACTCATATTGTTGCTGAAGTTTGCCGTGTAATTTCCTGTGGAGTTATCTGTCAAACTTGCTGTGTTAAACGAATCATCTAGTGTAGTATCGCTACCTTCAAAATGACCCCACGCCTTCGCCAACCCCTGTTCCAGAGACATAGTAGCAGTAGCACCAACAGTCACGGTGATGTCGTTGGCGGTGGTCTTGCCTGTGAGGGTATCTACTTTTATCTCACTCATGCTAAGTCTCCGTGAACGGCAATGTGATTAAATTCAAGGTCAGTTGCAATAGCCCCAGAGTAACTATCCTCATAACCAGTAAACAGTCGTATTGTTGATGAAGCTGACATATTTGCGTCTATTTTACCTGCACGACTTGTACTTGCCGCATATCGCATCCCAGCAGTTACTGGCGCACAATTTGCATCAGACATCGCACTACTAATGGTAACAGTGTGTGCGCCTGTGCCATTGTCTGTTAAACTACTAAAATTAAAACTGTCACGAGACGCAATAGTACCAGTGCCATTATAGTTAACCCAAGCCTTCGCCGCACTCTGCTTAGTCAGCGTGACAGGACTTGTGCCATCACTTGCTGTGATTGTGTCTGCTCTTAACTCGCTCATGCTATCACCAGATTACCGTTTACAGTCACAGTAACTCCTGTTGCTACAGTTAGTGGGCCAGCACACAAAGCATTGTTGTTAGCCGCAATGGTTACGTTAGTGTCTAGCTGGTCTTCATGCACTCTAAAGATGTCACCCAAACCATTTGTTGTGTCGCCAGTTGCGCCATTCTCGCCTTGAAAATAACCAGCACCACCAGCAGCCGCAGCACCAAACGACAGTGTGCCGGCACCGTCTGTCTTTAGCACTTGGTCAGCCGTGCCATCAGATGTTGGATACGACAGGCTGGCTATTGTTGCTGTGTCAGCGTTGATGCCGCCGGTAAACCTAGTCGTGCCACTCTCGATAGCCAGTCTCTCACTGCCTTGATAGTATAGTGTGGCGGCTTTAGTTGCGCCAGGGGTTATCGTAAATGTAAGATTAGCATTAGCCTTGCTTCTAAACGCAATCGTGTCTGACTTAAACAGCGTGTTGTTTACGCCGCTATCATGCAGAATAGTCAGGTCTGTGTCGTCACCAAACTTGGCTGCGGCATCATCGCTGTAAACGATGTCGCCGGTCATCGTGCCGCCGGTTGTGGCTAGGAAACCAGTGCCAGATACATACGCCGCAACCCAAGCACTGCCAGTGTAAACCTTCATAGCGCCGTCAGTGCTATTAAAATACAAACTGCCAGCAACTAGCGCGTCACCGTCATTGTCTACTGTTGGATCGCTGGCGAAGACCCCAAGGTAACGATCATCGAAATTATCATACGCCAACAGTGTTGCATCTCTGGCGCTTTCAGCGGCAGTCTGCGCTGTTTCAGCGCCAGTCTTAGCTGTCTCAGCGGCAGTCTGCGCTGTCTCTGCCGCTGTTTGCGCTGTCTCTGCCGCTGTCTGAGCGTTACCCGCGTTGGTGGCAGATGTTGCCGCCGCAGTGGCGCTGTTAGCGGCATTTGTTTCTGCCGTCTGCACAATTGATAAATCAACGACCAAATCATAGTAGGCGCTGTTGGTGTTGGTGCTAAGTGGCACTGTGCCGCTTGATGTGTGTGCGTTGTTCACGCGGTAAATATTAGAGTTACTGGTATCAACAACCTGATCGCCAACTTCATAATCAACGCCAGCCGCCCAATTACCCTCCCACTCACCAACATCAGATGACGCAACCGGGTTGCCATTAGTATCGAATGCCAAGAACTTGCCCGCCCGGTCAGCCTTGGCTGGCAGTGTCATATCAACAACGCCGCCGTCCTCAACCAGCGCCGGGTCATACACTGGCGCTCTCATGCCGCGCTTATTCTCTTCGGCCACCTGTTGGTCAAAGATTGTCAGCGCATCTAGCTGTTCATTAAGGCTTGACGCCAGCAAGTCCCCGGCAGTCACAAAGTCGGTGACGCGCTCGATATCTCTGGCACCAACAATAATAACTTGATCAGACCCTGTTGGTGTTGCGGGGACATTGCCACCCACATTAACTACCAGCGTCACTGAGCCAGTGCCATTGGCGTTTATCGTCACGGTAAAGTCTGTAGTCAGTGTCAGCTTAGTGGCGTTAAAATAAACAGCCACATCGTTTTGATCTAAGATTTCAAACGAAAAGGCATACGGGCCAACACCCGCTGACCCGGTAAACACGACACGGCGTGTCACTGCGTTAATATTATAGTCTGCCATTTAATGCCTCACATTGCTGTGTGAATAATACACTATTTTAGTATGTTTGTTAATGATGGCGCTTCTTTTTTAGTTGGCTCTGTCAATACCGGGAAACGCTTTTTGTTTTTGACCTCTGCAAGTTTTGCCGCGAACTCAGGAAACTCAACCTGCATGTCATCTAAACCGTTGTCTGAAAGGTCAACTGGCATTTGCAAATATTGATCAACCTTGCGCGGATCTTCCGGGCTTTCAACCATTTCCCCAAAGAGGCGCAACTTTGCCAGCTTGCGATAATCGTTCTGTATCTTCTTTATTAAATTACGCATGTCGCCAACTGCCAGTTCTTCGCCAGTCGCCTCAACGTCATCCATAAATTCTGTCATTGTGGCTTCAATGTTTTCCTCAAGCGTCATGCCGTCAATCAGGATTTCTTTGTTTGCCAACAATTTCCAACGCGCCTCAATATCAGGCGGCACCTTCAATCCCTCAACCTTTTTAGGGAATGGTGACGGCCCCATATGTATGGCGTCCATAAATTCTCTGACGTTATTTGTTTCGCCGTATGTCATAGACAGCGGCTGCACGGCACTCGCCGCATTAAGGCCAATTGGCTCACCGTAGTCGTTTAGCTTAACTGGCACATCCTTTGACCAAATAGGCACTCTCGATTTCCACCTGTTGTACGCCTCTTCGGCAAACACCAATCCGGGGTGTGTATCTTCACCAGCCCCGACATTGCTGACCTCTGGGTCAATCATGCGCTCAATGCGAGACGTTAGCGTACTATTTGAAAATCCAATGATTGGCGTACCTGACAGCAAGAAACTTGAGTATCTTTTGCCAAGCGCATTAAACACAGACACAATTCTGTCGCCAGCATCAGTTTGCTTGTATCCGGCAATTGATGTTAGTTCTGATATGCCCTGCATAGCTGGCATGTTTGTGGCTGTCTCAGCAACGGCGGCTGAACCAGCGTAAAACAATTTTTCCCACAATCCCTCTTCATCATAATCACTGTATCTGGCAACGTCAGTCAGTGCCGCGCCAAATATAAATGGCAAGTTAAACGGTTCAAGTCTTTTTAATGAGACAAATACACTGTCGCCGTAATCAGCGCCACTTCCCTCAGTCACGGCGTCCTCACCCAAAAGTCGCTTTAATTGTTTGACGCGCTCTGATGTTATTTCAGCCTTGCCAGACCTGTATGCAAAAGGTTGCCAGCCCTGAGACTTGAGCATGTTTCTGTATGACGTATCTCCGGGGCCAGCGCCTGTTATGCGGCCTTCGCCAGCAAGCCAATAACCAGTGCCAACGGCGGCTGAACCCAAGAAAATTCTGCTTACTGCCAAGTCCCTGTGTCTGCCGCCCTTCTCTAATTCAGCGTAAAACGCTGGCGATATAAAATTCAAAACGCCAATACGCGAATTGGCCTCATTGGCAATGTTTGTAAGTGTCTTGCTAAATGGTGCCATTGGCTTGAAATACCATTTATTCATCATTTTATTGGCACCATTGTAAATGCCAGCAAACGGCAATTGCTTGTCAATGTCTGCCTGCAACGTCACTTGCTTGCGCCAAGCATTCATGCTCATG